GGGTTGAAAAAACTTTAGCAATCAATCGAATTCATGGACGGACACAATCCGACTGGTACAATGGCGACACAGGGGGATGCGTCTATGGGAAACAGGTTGTGTAAGCAGTGCGGCAAGAACTCAATCCCGGCGTTTGCTTGGTGTCGCCAGTGGCGTCTGTGCGATCAGTGCCGCACGGATCGGTTTCGCCCCGTGCGCCCCGTGCGCCCCGTGCGCCCCGTTCCGTCATGTAAGCGGTGCGGCGTTACTATCGGGTACAGCGAACTCGGCTGGCCGCTAAAGGTGTGCGTTCCATGTAAATCGACTGCGCCTCTCCCGCTTATTCAGAAGGAATGTGTGCAGTGCGGGAAACACTACTCCGTAAATGGACGTAAAATCACATGCTCAGACGAGTGTCGCGATCTTCGCATTAAACACGTCAGCAGCAACCGGAACGCAAGGGTTTGCAAGCTGTGTGGAGTGTCATTTACGACGGCCAACAAGCATAGTGAGTATTGTTCGTCAAAATGCCGCGTGGATTCCCGTAGAAGCAAGCCAACTATATGTTGCTGGTGCGGAACATCAGTCCCGCCGAAGCGTGGCGACAACAAAGGCATGTACTGCTCACGTCAATGTACGTTCAAACAGTGGGGCTTCGAGGCGAGGCTCAAGGCTACTCAGAAGGCGTTCAGGTCGCGTCTGCGCGTGCTGTTGATGCAGAGGTCTAGAGAAGCGAAATCCGAGCAGATAGCCGCCGAAAAATCAGCCAAGCGTGCGGCTAGGCGTGTCGCGATATGCGGGCAATGTGGCATCACGTTCATGTGTCAGGCGAAACGTGGAGCGGTAGGTAGCTGCATCGAGTGCCGTGTGGCAGCGAAACGAGCGGATCGCAAGACACGCAAGTTGGCGTACAGGCAACTCATCAAGGAAGTGGTAACTCACGAGGAGAAGCGGCTCCTTAGCCTGCGTGCGATTCATCGTCGGGATTGCGGACTGTGCTACATCTGCGGTAAGTTGACGTTGTTCAGTGTTGACCCGAATCACGACGACTACCCGAACCGCGATCATGTGATACCGCTGTCTCGTGGTGGAAGACACTCGCTGGACAACTTGAGGACGGCGTGCCGTGCGTGCAACATCAGCAAGAGCGACATGACGATTGCGGAGTTTACCAAATCGAGGTGACGACATGGGCGGTCCCGGCAGCGGCAGTTTTCCAGACAATCCAAATCATCGTGGCGGCAGGTCCAAGAAGGCCGCTGTCAACGTCTGCGGCAACGGCGTCCCGATCAAGCCGGATGACCTGCCAACTGAGGTGTCCGCGATCTGGGATCGCGTATACGACCTACTGAGTGGCGTTGCATTCGAGCAGGACTCGGATGCGGTCGAGGAACTGGCTGATCTGCTGTGGCGTCAGTCGGAGCATCGCAAGGCATTACGTGATCGCCCGCTAGACATCGATCTGAACAAGCAGTCGCTGGCGATTGGTCGAGCCGTGAACACGCTGTTGTTCCAGTTCGGGCTGACTCCACGCTCACGTCAGGTCTTGTTGGTGCCGAAAGAGGAGGCCAAGGAGCTAGACCCGTTCGAGGCATTGCAGAATGAATATCGCTGACGGACACCTTGGGGAAATAATTCCCCAAGGTGCAGACTCTACAAAACAAGGCTATTCCATCGCAATCTCAACAATTGTTGACATTGGTGCAGGCAAGCATGTCAATTGCTGACGACGTTCAGGAATACATCGACGGCGTTCTCAGTGGCCGGATTGTCACCGGCAGGCTGGAGCGACTGGCCGTGCATCGTCACGTCGATGATCTCGTGAAAGCTGGTGATCGCGGCTATGAATTCAACGAGAAGCTGGCGTCGAAGGCGATTGCGTTCTCTCGATTGTGCAACCACTACGAGGGCGAGTGGGCAGGTAAGCCGCTGATCCTGCGCGGCGAGCAGATGTTCATGGTGTGGTGCATATTTGGATGGCGACAGAAGCCCGATGGCTTGCGGCGGTTTCGTCAGGCGCAAATAGAGGTAGGTCGCAAGGCTGGCAAAAGTCTTTTCGCGTCTTTCCTCGCGATCTACTTGTCGCTGTTCGACGATCCCGTTGAACGTGGCGCGCAAGGCTACGTTGCTGCAACTCGCCAAGAGCAAGCGACCATCGTCTGGAAATGCACGAAGAGGATGATCGAACAGTCTCCGGCGTTCTCGGATCGATCTAAGATCACGCCGTCGCGACTGACGATTGAGTTCCCCGGCGTCGATTCGATCTTCCGCCCGATTGCGTCTGACTCGAAGACTGTGGACGGATTCAACCCGCACTTCATCATCAAGGATGAGGAACACGCCTACCGCGAGCAGCATCGTGGCCTCGTGGACACGCTGGCGTCCGGCTTCGGTGCGAGGTCTCAGCCGATCACGATCACGATCACGACGTATGGCGACGACACCTCGACAATCTGGCGCGAGAACCACGACTACGCGGTGCGGTGCTTGGAGTCCGTCATTAGCGGCGACATCGTGGATGACTCGTGGTTCGCGATGATCTGTGCGTTGGACTACCCATTGGAGCAGGCTTGCTTCCGCTGTCAGGGCGAATCGTGTGCGTGGTGTGATGGCGATGGCATTATTAAGCCGGACGATCCGTACAACGAACTGATCTGGAGGAAGGCAAATCCCGGTATCGGTAGCGGTGCAGGCCACACGCCGAAGATTGAGCGAATGCGCGAGTCGGCCCTGATGGCGAAGCAGCGGGTAGACAAGCAGTCGGAGTTCTTCCAGAAGAACCTGAACATCATCGTCTCGTCTCGTCAGCGTGTCATCATGCCCGAGGTGTGGGAGATGTGTTCGGACGAGTTGTCGGATTGGTCTGAAGCCGATGGCATCAATGGCGGCTTCGACTTGGGCGCTGTTGACGACTTCTCGGCTGTGATGGAATGTGCGTCTTTCACGCAGACGGACGACGATGGCGAGGAGTTCGTGAGATACGAGTTCTTCGGCAAGTCGTTCACGGCGATAGATCGCAAGGAACACATGCAGCTTGGAATCGTCGATAAGTGGATTAGCGACGGAGTTCTAAGTGCGTCTCCCGGCAATGCAGTCGATTATGCGTCCATCGAGTCTTACATCGTCGAGAGGGCTGGCTTGCACACGGTGGGTACGTGGGCGTTCGATAGAAACACAGCAAGGCAGATGGGCCAGTCGTTGCTGAACACTCACGGGATTCAGGTTTTTGAGTTCACGCAAGCGGCATGTCACTACAACGAACCGATCAAGACTCTCCTGACTCTATTGACTCAGACCCGCATGGTGAACCGTCAGCCAGTCAGGTTGATCCGTCATAATGGGTGTCCTGTGTTGGCATGGCAGGCTTCAAACCTTATAATTCGCACGAACGCCAAGGGCGAGCGGATGCCGGATAAGTCGGATGGCACAAAGAAGATCGACGCGATGGTGGCGATGCTGATGGCGTTCAGTGAGCGTTTGTATTCACTGGCCAATAGAGTTCCGGATGGAAGGCACTACTTGAAGAACGAGGTCGAATTTGCGTAACAAGATCGCTGAGGAACTCTTGCTGTTGTCTGGCCTGTCTCTCGTCGCGTTCGGCCTGTCGATGTGGAGCGTTCCATTGAGTGTTTGCTTCACGGGATTCATGATGGTGCTGTACGCTTTGGCGATTACTAAACCAACCAAGTAGGAATCGCCATGCTGCTCGGCCTGCTGTCTTCAATGCTGACGACGAACGCGACTCCTGAGAATCCAGCGTTCTCCCTGAACGATCCCGAAGCGTGGGACTTATTCCGCCAAGGTGAACCCGCGTCGTCCGGCGAGTCAGTGACTCCGCGTAGTGCAATGAGCCTCGGGGCGATGTGGCAAGGCGTGGGTGTAATCAGTGGTGATGTCGCCAACGCCACACTGAACGTCCACAAGGACGATGGCGACAGGGAGATTGATCGGAGTCATCCGGCCCAGTTCCTCGTCTCGTCCGAACCGAATGACGAAACGCCAGCATTCGAGTTCTGGCGTCGGTTGATGTTGCACGCCATTCTTTGGCAGAACGCATACGCTTGGATCGACCGTGGCGGGCGAAGAGGTGGCGCACCAGCCGGACTGTACAACCTGCTCCCAGATAGGACGTTCCCGAAGCGAGCGGAAGACGGCACGCTGTACTACATGACCGAAGTGGATGGTAATCCACAACCGTTGTTCCGAGACGAGGTGTTGCACGTCAAGGGCATGTCGCTGATGAACGGCATTGGCTTGAGCCTCGTGGTTCAAGCTCGGAATGCCATTGGGCTGGCTCTTGCAGCGGAAGGTTTTGGTGCCAAGTTCTTCGCGAACGGCTCAATGGCAGGCGGCATCTTGGAGATTCCGGCTTCGTGGAAAGAAACCGCAGCGGAGAACCTCGAAATCGGATGGAGCAAGCGCACGAAGGGCAAAGACAACTGGTTCCGCACGGCGATCTTGCGTGACGGTGCGAAGTGGCAATCGACGACGGTTGACCCGCAGAAGGCGCAGATGGGTGAGTTGCGAAACGAGCAAGTTCGCGAAATTGCTCGCTTCCTGATGATGCCACCGTCGAAGCTGGGGCTGAAGGATTCCGTCAGCTACAACAGCCAAGAGCAGGCACAGATCGAATACGTCACTTCATGCCTTGCCCATTGGTTTGGTGCTATCTCAGGCGAATGTGAGATGAAGCTACTGTCTCCGGAAGAGAGGCGCAGCGGCTCGCGGTACATGGAACACAACTACTCGAAACTGATCGAAGTAGACACGAAGACAATGGCTGAGGTCTTGCAGATTGAACGGAACGCAGAAGTCATCAACGCCAACGAATGGCGAAGGAAGATCAACCTTCCGCTACGTAAAGACCCGAAGGGCAACGAGTACGTCAACCCAAACACGAAGAGTGCTGCTGCGGTTGATTCTGAGAAGGCTGATCCTGCTGCGAAAAAGAAAGCTGCTGATCCAGCCGTGAAGCCAGCGAAGCCAGCCAACGAAATCAGCAAGGAAGTCACTGCTCTGGTTCATGGTGCGATCACCCGCATGGCAAGGCGTGTGGCGTTCGATGCTAAGGCGTCATCCAAGAAGCCAGCCAAGCTCCTGTCGTGGCTCGACTCGAAGGCTAATGAGCATCGGGATGTATTCCATGAATCAGTCCTCCCGGTGGCCAATCTTGTCGCTGCGATGACGGACCAGCGTGGCGATGATTTGTGCTACGCTTGGGCCGGTCGATTCTTCAACGAAGCGGTATCGGGTATTGATGCCGTCACGAAGCCGCCACACTCCAGCACGGAGCTTGAAGCGAACGTCGAGAAGTTCTGTGCTGAATTCGAGTCCCGCATTGCCACGGAAATCGCAACCAACCTTTTCTGAAAGAGAAGCCATGTCCTTGAACTTCAAGCAGATCGTGAACCTGTCGGCTTCCGATGAGGTTCGTAACGCACTCAGTTCGGAAGACTTCCGCATCGGCGTCCGCAACGAAGCTGACGGTTCCGTGAGCATGATGATTCACGGCGCGATTGGCGATGATTGGCAGGGGCTGAACTCGTCGTCGCTGACCGGCTACATCAAGTCCAATAAGGGCAAGCCGATCAACGTGGATATCAACTCTCCGGGCGGTTTGGCGTTCGACGGGATCGCGATCTACAACGCCTTCGCTCAACACGACGCAATGGTCACGATGGATGTGACGGGCTTGTGTGCCAGTGCGGCGACAATCATCCTAATGGCGGCTGACAAGCGACGGATCGCCGAGAATGGCACGTTCATGTGTCACCGGGCGATGGGCGTCGGTATCGGAAATCACAAGGTGATGGACGAGGTGTCTGAGTACCTGAAGCAAGTGGATGAGCAGATTGCGGCCACCTACGCCGCCCGGACTGGCCGGAAGGTCGAGACAATGCTGAAGCTGATGGATGGCTCGTCGGATGGGACATCAATGAGCGGCAAGCAGGCTGTCGAAGAGGGCTTCTGCGACGAGGTGATCCCGATGAAGAAGAAGACGAAGAACGAAGCTGACATTGCGGGCGTCTTCAACGACGAAGCTCGTGGTCGTCACCGCCAGATGGTGGAAGCACGATTGCGGGCGATGACAATTTCGGAATAATTACTTGACGGCTATTTGACTGTCAGTTTAGAATCTCGCCCACATAACCGATTGGCCGAGCGACATTGATTGTCGCGAAGCCGAACAGCAAGCAACCGATTCTATAAACGGTCGCTCCGCGTTCATCAGGTCTCAAAACTTGTTGCTAGCGGAGCGACCGTTTGTCGTTTCCCGCATGGCGACACTAGCCACGAAGGAAACGACATGACAGCGCGACTAGACGAACTGCAAGCTAAGCGTGACGACCTCGCCACCCGCATCAAGAACCTCGCCGATACGTCGGAGAATTGGGGAGCGGAAGACAAGGCGACTTGGGATGTCATCAACGCCGAATACGATGACAACCTGACCCTCCTCACGACCGAGCGGACTGCTGTTGAAGCGTCTGCCGCCGAGGACGACAATCGTCGCCAGCGACTGGAAGAGATCAGCGGCTACAAGCCGTTCGTCGCCAACTCGAAGCGTCCTCAATTCGGCCGTGACGGCTCCAGCCTTGATGGTGGCCCGAAGGGTAATGGCGGCGTCGCTAACCATGCTCTTGCATTGCAGGGCTGGATGCGGATGGGTCATGACCCGTCTGATGTTGGTAATGTCACGGACGAACATCGACAAGCTGCAGCAGCTTGCGGGTTCTCGCTGAACAACCGCTCTAGCTGCAAAATCCCCCTCCACAACGATTTCTCGCAGGTACGCAACGCTCTATCGTCGCAAGACGGAAGCAGCGGCGGCTTTACCTATGGCGATACGTTTGTGGCCAACCTTGAACGGGCCATGCTGGCCTATGGCGGAATGCTGAATGTCGCGGAAATCATCCGCACAAACGGCGCTGAGCCAATGCGATGGCCAACCGCCAACGACACCCAGAACACTGGTCGTCAGATCGGTGAGGGGCAACCTGTTACCCCGCTTGATCCGACGTTCGGTCAAGTGATTTGGAATGCGTACAAGTTCACGTCGGATGAGATTTATGTCCCATTCGAGTTGCTCCGCGACAACGCAGTGAACCTGACTTCGGTCTTGTCCGAAATGTTGGGTCAACGTCTGGGCCGCATCCAGAACAGCAAGGCCACGAACGGAACCGGTGCAGCCACGATGCGTGGTATCACCGTGGCTGCGGCTGCTGGCAACGTCACCGCGTCGTCCACGGCCATCGCGTTCGACGAAGTGATCGACTTGGAACACTCGCTTGACCCAAGCCGGCGCATGATGCCCGGTGTCGGCTATATGTTCCATGACAACATCCTCAAGGCTCTCCGAAAGCTCAAGACTGGCACGGGCGAGTACCTCTGGCAGCAAGGTAGCAACACCGGCGCTCCAGACACCTTGAACCGTTACCCGTACACGATCAATCAGGACATGGCGTCCGCGATCTCGACGGGTCAGATTACGATGCTGTTTGGCCAGATGAGCCAATACAAGATTCGCCAAGTTGGCGGGATTCGCCTCTACCGCTTGACCGAACGCGCGCGAGAGAACGACCAAGACGTGTTCCTCGCGTTCATGGAAGCGGATGGCAACCTGCTCAACGCTGGTGACAACCCTGTCAAGAAGATGACCCAACTCTGATGTTGGCTGACATATAACGGGGCACTCGCAGCAATTCGTTGCGAGTGCCCCATAGATGAATTCAAACACAAGGAGAGATCAAATGGCTGATATGGTGAAGGTGAAGTTGGCTGGATCGCGGGCAGGCCACAAGTTTGACGCTGCTGGCCGTTATGTCGGCGACTTCGTTCAGGCGGCTGGCGAAATTGTTGAGATGCCAGAAAACGAGGCCAAGAACTACATCGACCGCGGAATGGCTTCGGCTGTTGTTGCTGATCCAAAGCGTAATTGATTCACGTAACACACAACTCCGAAAGGATGCCTCATGCAAGTCTTCAGCGAAAATCATGTGATTCAAGACGGCGTTGGTGCCGTCGCTGCAACTCTCGCGGCTACGAACACCGCCGTTCTGGACATGGCCGGTCACGATCAAGTGACGTTCCTCGTTAGGTTCGGAACGATTGTCGCCGGTTCGGTGATTACCTTGGCCGTCAAGGAAAACACCGCTTCCAGCACGACCGTACCAACCCCAACCGGCATCACGCTGGCCTCGACTTCGGCTGGCGTCATCACTGGCGGGAACTTGGTCATCACTGACGTTGGCGGTGCCACGTCGAACAAGATCGTGGCCATCACCGCGAGCCGCAACGCTCTCTCGAAGCAGTACGTCTTTTTGACGGTGAGTGCGACTGTCGCCAACTACTCGTTGGCTTCCATCATCGCGTTGCAGGACAAGTCACGCAGCGTTCCATCGACTCAACCCGCTGCCGTTGTCGCTGTTGCTCAAGCGGACTCGTGATTCCACAGCGCACGGTAGCAATTGTTCCCGTGCGCTGTTTGTTGTTTCTGGCGTAGTATGCAGGAGGATTCAGCATGGCTGTCGATAACACACTCGGGCAGATGTCGTTTCAGGTCCGTCAAGACGGGAACGCATCACAGCTTACATCGCACATTGCCAAGGGCGATCAGTCTCATCGCCGAGAATGCGGATTGAGTTTCAAGGCATCGGGAAGCAAATAAGGCGACGATGAACAATAGATTCCACAACCTCCGCTCGACCCTCGCTCGCATCGTCGAACCGACTATAGAGCCGGTCACGATTGCGTTGCTGAAGAAGCACGCACGGGTGGGCGACTGCAACGATGAGGATGTGGTTTACGAACGGTATCTGAAGCTCGGGCGTGAGATGGTCGAGACGGACTTGCAACGGGCGTTGATAACGCAGACGTGGCAGTTGCACATGGATCGCTTTCCGTCAGACGCCATCGAACTGCGGATATGCCCAGTTCAGTCTGTCACGAGCGTCACATACGTCGATGGGCTTGGCGTGACGCAAACGTGGTCTCCAGCGAACTACATCGCAAACGTGCAGTCGGAACCGGGCCGGATCGCACTGGCATACGGGCAAGCGTGGCCTGTGGCGCGATGCCAAGAGAACTCAGTGACAGTGACGTTTGTCGCTGGTTACGGCGGGGTGTCGAGCGTGCCGGAACGAGCGTGTCAGGCAATTCGGCTGTTGGCAGCGGAAGCCATTATCAGCCGTGAGGCGGTGGGAACTCTGGTGGACGAGCAGATGGCCAACTACCGGGCAATTATCGACCGCATCAGATGGAGCGGATATCGATGAGACAGCCATACAAGACAAAGCGAATCGACGCGGGCAAATACAGAGTGCCGTGCGTTGTTCAATGTCCGGTTGAGACAGTGGCCGACATGCACTCTGTAGAAATAGGTTGGTTGAAGTACGCGGAAATCCGGGTGGCAGAGATGCCGACAAGCGGACGCGAGTTCCAGCAGGCGATGACGACGATTCCGATGCTGAGAGGCATCTACAGGGTTCGGAGCGATTCGATAACGAGGTCGATCACTCCTCGAATGAGATTGGTGATCTGCGGCAAGGTGATTGGGATCGACTCAGTTTATGACGACGGCGGCGAACGACGTGAAGTTGTCATTATGGGAATAGAAGAGGTCAATGTTTAGTGGCCAAGCTCAAAGTGAACATGACTCTGGCGATGACGAAAGAGACCGAGGACAAACTCAAGCAGTTTATCTCGACGTTCACGGAGAAGGTCCAGAAACGAGTATTCCGTGGAGCAGTCAAGAAGGCTTCGCAAGCGTTCGCAGACAACATGCAGAAGCATGTGCCAGTCGGAACAGGAAAGCACGGCAACGATGAAGGCGTGAGCGGTCACTACAAGGACACCGTGGCGTTCAAGGTCAAGGCGTATAGGAACTTCGGCGCAACGCTAGGGATCATCGGCTATCGCAGCAAGCAGAACCCGCTGGCGACGCTGATGGAACGCAGCAACTTCCTGACCAGCCCGCGAATGACTCGACGCGAATCAGCCAGCGGTCGCGTGCGTGTTCCGAAGCCATTGATTCGCAAGCGGACAGTTAAGCAAAGAGCAGACGGTTCACATCGAACTGTGTACGAGCCAACGCAGAAGTTCTCCCTCAGATCAACCGGAAGTAGGGAACTGGCTTCTCAAGGTCCATTCCGCAAGCAGAGTGGACGATTCAGAAAAGGCGACGAAGGCCACAGTACAGGCGACTTTCCCAAGAGCAAGCAGCCCTACGCACCCATCGGCAAGGCATACGCAGCCATGCGTGAGACATGCCGCAACATCCTGTTGAACGAAACCAAAGCCGGTCTCGACAGAGCATTCGCAAGGGGGGCGTCATGACCACAGCCGCTCCCTATACCGCAGTCGGTGACAAGCTGAAGGCGACTCCCGCAGTCATATCTTTGGTTGGAACAACGAAGCTCGAACCAAGCATCTTCGCGAGGCGTGCCCCGGAAGGGATACGTCAACCGGCCACGTCTGGCGGATTGTTCAACTCCTACATCGTCATGAAGAAGACGCAGGGCGAGAACATCTTTCAGCAACTTCAGCGTGGAGACAACTTCCGCGTCTCCCCGATGGGAATCTACTGCTTTGCCGCAACGCATACACGGGCATGTGTTCTGGCCGACGCCGTGATCGCGGCACTTGGTGTTGAGGTGAACCAAACCGGCTCGCAGTCATGGGGGGCGTTCACTGTCGATCACTGCGAACTGCTCGACAGATACGACAACTCGACCGACCCGTCTCTAGGTGATGAAATCGACTTCTACTGTGAAGCTCTCGAAGTCAAGCTGTTCCACTCTTGTTGAAAGGATTACGCAATGGCAGACCAAACACTGACAGTGGGTACGTTCTACGGGGCGACGATTGCCCTCACCAGCGCAACGACCCTGATCGGGTCCAGCCAAGTAGAAATGTTCAAGTGGACCGGCTTCACGCTTGATCCAATCGAGACAACTCACCTCGCCAGTGGCGGGAAGACGTTCGTCAAGGGCGATATCGCTGACTGGGGCGAGATCGAAGTCGCGACACGCTATTCGACTCAGGTCAACTACTTCTCGTTGCTGGAGACAATTTCTTGCGACACGTTGACCGTGACCTTCCCGAAGCGTGCGACGACATGCGGCGGGGCGTTGGCCAGCGCTGCTGCAACCTTGGCGTATCCGGTGATCTACCTCGGTGGAACCGTTGATTTTGCGAACGACAAGCCAATCTCAGTGACGCACAAGTTCCGCGTTACGGGCAAGCCGACTCCAGTCGCCGCTCAAGTCTGAAAGGGATCAACATGCTGCTTATGCACGCTCGCGCGAGAGCGCACACGTCGATCTATCAAATCTCGAATCCCGGCGCGGTGTACGCGAAGGCAGACACCGTGACGGACCCGGACGCCGAGGATTGGGAACCGCTGGCCTACGAGGCGGTTCCTCCTTCGGCACTAATAGACGCCGCAGCCGATTGTGGCTGCGGAACAACACCAAGTGAGGGGAATGATGAATCTTAGCCGCGAAGCGTTTCTGTTGCTGGACGACTCCGACACGGCGTTTGTTGAACTGCCGGAGCATCAACTGGAAGGACAAGCGGTTCCCACCGTTCGTGTCCGTTCGTTGATGTGCGACCAGCGACAACGCCTATTTGACCGATCCCGCGACTTGCGGGAAAAGGGGATTGCGATCCCCGGTGGACTCAACGCACTTTGCTGTGCGATGGGTTTGATCGACGACAAGGGCGTCCTGTTGTTCCCTGATGAGAACAGCGGGGCGATCATGATGGGTCGCAAGCATCCCGAGATCGTGGCTCGCATCGCTGGCAGAATCTATGAGCTTTCGGACATGACGAAGGCTCAGCGATTGGACGCCGAAAAAAAGTCACAATTGACGAAACAGAGCGATTCGCTTGGTTCCTCATTACCCGAGGCGTCGTCACCGGCTACGGCATAGACGTTGACCGGTTCCTGCGAGAAACCCCTAGCTCTCAACTCGAAAGGTGCATGGCATACTTTCGAGTTGAGCCTTGGGGGCAGGATTGGCTACAGGCGGCGACAGTGGCGGCGTCAGCGATCAACCCGCATATCAAACGGAGCATCCCCGTGCGTGACTTCATCCCGAAATACATCGAAGAGGTAGATCAAGATGAAGACTCGGAAGAGCGGTTCAACGCGATGGTGAATTCGTTGGCGTCTTTGACTGGAGGCTTCTGACATGGCTGGCTCAACCTCCGGCGGTATCAGCGATCTCAGCCTCATGGTTGGGATGAATGTCGATCCGTCATCGCTGACAGACGCCATGAAGACGCTTGGCGATGTGCAGTCCAAGATGTCATCGTTCCGTGCTGAACGCGGCATAGAACTCGGCAGCGGCGGTGGGCTGGAGCAGCAGAAGGCGGCGGCGCTCTTCAATGTCAAAAGCGAGGAACAGTCAAGGCGATCCAATCTCGTAGCTGCTTCGTCGAAGATCAAGGCGATTGAAGCGGAAGAAGCAGCGGCGTTAGCGGCCGCCGCTAGGGCAGCCGCTGCCGCAGACACTCAGTACGAACGCGAAGTAAAAGAGGCTGTCGATGCTTATTCGCGCATTATGGCCGAGCGTGATAAGGCTGCTTCAGATGCAGAACGCCAATCCCAACGGGCAGCCGCTGCCGCAGACGCTCAGTACGAACGTGAAGTAAAAGAGGCTATCGATGCTTATTCGCGCATTATGGCCGCGCGTGATAAGGCCGAAGACGCTGCACAAAAAGAAATATCGGCATTGCGAGGAGACTTAAATCGTGCCAATGTTCGCGTCATGGACACGATGCAGAGAATTAACCATGAATACGACGAACGCCAAAAACGCATCAATGCCACTACCAGACTGACACAGGCAGAGACCGCAGAACTGCATAAACAGAATGATGTCATTCGAGAGGGAAACATCAGGGTCGAGACGGAACGCGGGAATCTTGCCGGGGCTGGTTCTGCGGGACTCACCGGCAACCGCATCCAAGAAATCGGACGCGGCTTTGAAGACTTCACAGTCGGCTTCTCAATGGCGAAGACCAACATCGAAGGCGTGGCGATGGGGCTGCGTGGTTCCGCCAACAACGCGGCACAACTGGCAGCGTCATTCAACCCGATGGTGGGTGTGTCAGTCGCGATTGGGGCTTCGTTGGCGACTGTGATTGTGCCGATGGTGGCTCGATGGCTATACGACACGAAGGCACTTGAGAAGGCTCAAGATGCGTGGAACGACAAGCTCAAGGAGTCAGGTAAGCGGCAGCAGGAAGTGGCAGAACAACTCGGGAAGTTGATGGCGCTATCCGACAGGGAGAAGGATGTAACAAAGGATAAAAAAGGCGAGGCAACGCTGAATGAAATCCAGTCGCTAGAGGAGAAGATGTTAGAGCAGGAAAAGATCGCAATGGCCAAGGATCGTGAACTCAGTGACGCAATAGCTGCACGAGAAGAAGCGAGACGTGAACTCAAGAACGCGAATGCCGAGGCGAGGAACAACGCAGCAGCAGCAATAGGTGGTGGCATAGGTATGCCGGGTGGGATTTCGCAAAGACAACAGGGGTCTGCGAAGCAGGATGAGGCTGAAGCAAAGCGAGCGAAAGAAGAATTCGACCTCGCCGAAGAACGCGCAAAGACTGCTGAAAAAGCATTCAGCGATGCAGAAGAGGCCACGTCGCGTTCTGAGGAAGTCATTTCAGAGATGAGAAGGCTTAAAGCTAAGGAGATTGCAGACTATCAAATCGAACAGGTAGATAGAGTAAGGGCACGGCAGCTAGACGCAACGAAAGAGAACAACCAGCCCGAGTTAGAGGCCGCGAAAGAAAAAGCGGATCGGGCTTATGACATCGAAGTCGATAAAATAAAAAAGATGAAAATACTCCAGAAGGACAAGGATTCGCTTCTGGAGAGGGAAACTGCATTAAGGGACAAGAGGATATCAGAAGCCAATGCTACCGAAGAGAAGAAGGTGGCTGAATTGTCATCTGAAATAGAAATGGAAACGGCGAGCGATCTTCAAAGAAAGCTGGCAGATATTGACGCCAAGCACCTGAAAAAAGACGAGGAGATATCCAAGAGGTCTCTTACGCAAGAGCAAGAGGACCGTCTCCGTGGAAAAAACGAATCAAATCGCATCGCCCAAAGAAAACGAGCGGAAGAAATAGACCGACTCGACGCCGAGCTACGTGAAAACGCCGATCAGCAAGACGCACTGAAGGAAAAGATCGACCTGCAAGGCAACGGCAGCAAGTCGTCCGCTGCGATGTCTGTCGGTACGCAAGCGGCTGAATCGGCCATCGCGAAAGCCTTGTCTGGGTCACAGTCAGTGGAAGACACGGACAAGAAGCAACTGAAGGTGCTGGAGAAAATTGAAAAGAAGATCGGCAAGGAAAAAGACAGAACTGTGAGGCTTTGACCTATGGCGATCATGTGCGTTCGCGAACTATTTGAAGAGATGACCATCAGCGAAACCGCGTCTGATGGTGCGACGGCAACCCGCGTCTTCCTCGTCATCAGCGATATCATCGACGAGTCACCGGCCGTCGTGATGAACGCCGTTGGGCCGGGCGTGCCTAACGTCTGCGAGTGCGGAGAGAACTTTGGACTAAACAACATTGCCATCCCCGCGCTTGGGGCGACATTCCCCGGCACGTTCACGGTCTATTGCACGGAGCGTTCTCCGCAGCGTGTGAGCGGCTCGCGTAAGGCTTGGCACGTCACTTGTGGCTACAAGTCGATTCTGTCAAAAGAGGAGCGTGATCGCGGCACAACGCCACTGATGCGGAAGCCGTCGATCTTCTGGAAGTCTCAGAAGGTGATGCGTTTGTTCCGTGGAAAGATCAAGCGTAGCGACTACTACCAGAACTACTCGGCAGCGATAGTCGAGCCGACATTCAACATGAAGTCGCCAACGAACTCCGCGTCCGATCCGTTTGAGCCAATTTTGGAATACCCAGCAACGGAGTGGGTGGCTGTCGTGTCGAAGAACTTGGCGTCGATCCCGACGTGGATCGTGGACTACGAAGATTCCGTCAACAACGCCTCGTTCACCATCGACTTCTACGGAACGGCGTTGACAGTGCCCAAGGGCTGTGCAAAGCTAGGGTCGATCAGCCTGCCTGTATCGAAGCAGGAGAACGGCATCGATTATGTCGCGATGAGCTTTGAGATTGTGCTTCGCTCAAAGCGAGACCTGCATGGGACGGAAACAGAAGCCCCGGAGCCGTGGGATGTTGAGGTTCTGGACACGGGGACGCGCAAGCGCAATGGGACGAAGTGGGAGAACATCAAGGATGTGAACGAAGAATCCGTCACGACACCTGTCCCAATGAACGGCCTTGGCGTAGAGATCGGCGTTCCCGGAATTGCCATTCCAGAATCCAGTTTGACTTACTCACTGATCGCACCGTACAAGCGGAAAGACTTCAGCGTCTTCGCCGCATTCTTGGGGCCATAAATTGAGTGAGCTTGGAGAAGGGTTTTCGTTAGATGCGGACAGCATTCACCAGTTGCGTCAAGACCATGACCTACTGATGAACATAGTGGGAGGTCCGTCAGGACGAAGGTTCATCGCTCACGGCGGCAGTGGTGGCGGCAGCAATGGCGGCAAGATTTGGTTCCGCGTTATTGCAATCGGCTACTACACCTCCGCATTCCGAGTGGTAGGCTGCGAGTATGTGAGGGCCGTGGTGACGCAAGTCTCTTGTGATGCTTCGTCAGTGAGCGTCGGCGACGAAGTAAGCGTATTTGACCCAATGTACTGCTATTTCAATCTGCCAATCACGCTCTTGATGCAACTATCGGGAACGGCGACGCTCAGTAAGAAGAGTGACCTGAATCTATCGAGATGCGGCGTGGACATTCCCGGTTGCTTCTGGTCAGTCGATGGTGTGTGTTGTCTGGAGGAAGACTATGCCTCGTAGTCAACCCCGACTGTCTGAAGGCCCTGACTCCTTTAATGGTGGCCTTCAATGCCTTAGTCACCATGCAGGGGTTCGCACTGGAATCACAGACTGGTGTTGTTGCTGCGACCCATGCCGCTACAACCGGCCACTGTTCCGAGACAATCCATGCCGCTGTGTCCCGAAGCTGATTTGCTTTGTGTTCCGTGCGGATGATGGGCAAAGAGACTGTTGCAAGGAATTTTCGACTTCAGTATTTGCGACAACCCAAAGCATATACTCCACCATCTACTTAGCTAGATTTGGCGACCTCGATCTAGCACTATCTATTGAAACGGATTTGGATACCGGCACTCTGCTCGGCAGAGGAAGCCCCTATGGCATTCCCGCGTTTTGGAGATTTAAGTCAAGCTCTCTTGGTCTTGATGAGATATATCGAATTGACCACACGAACACGACGTGCTTGGCTCCACCGTCAATCGCTATTGAAGGAGTAACTATAGTCACGCCAGACGGTAATAGCTGTGTTGGTACAATAACATTCAATTCATACCGAGCAGCTAAGATACCGTTCAAGAAACTGGAACTAATCCCGTCTGAAGACGCTATTATCCCGATAGACCCGTACCCGCCTTACGTCAAATGTAACTGCGAGAAGGCGTCTAAGATGCTCTGCGTGTATGGACAAAGAAAGCGGAATGTTCCGCTAGATGGGGTTCTCTTCGTTTGGGATGAAGCACTGAATGATCGCTGGAGCTACATGCCAGAGTGTGGTGATCCGAGGATAGACCAAGAGCATATCTACCTCAGGAGTGACGCAAATGGGAACTGCTATCTGGAGCTTGATTTCGAGCAGACTGGGGACACCACGAACGATTGGGCAGATCCTCCTAACACGTTCGATGGGTATCAACCGAACGACATCAGGCCGGGGATGCTACCAATCGATTCGTGTACCTGCGGATTGCGGGTGCGCGCTGAATCGACAATGGGGCGGCACGTAGTTATTACGGCAGGGCAGTGCCAGAGATACGACTACCAATACTGTGGAAAATGCCGGTGTGTACCGGAAGTGCTATGCGTGATAGGCAGCATAGACGGTGTACACGTTCAAGGCAAAATGACATGGAATGGTGAAGAGTGGGTGGGGTCTGGCACGCCATCAGCGATCCCGTTGACGCTGAGCCTCACAAAAGGAAACTGTCCCGAGCCGTTGGGGAATCTCACTGACTCAAGCGTTTGTCTGATGCAAGCTAACGGCACAATGGCAGTGCCTTTGAATAAAAGCGAAATGGTAGAATGTGGCCCGCAATTGTCGTTTAGCATGAGGAGTTCATACGACCCGGCGTACCCGTTCTTTCAGAATTGGCTAAATGGATGGGCGAACCGATGCGGAACAGATTGTGGCGAGTCTGTGTGTGGCCCCTGTATCACTGAGCGATGCGGCGGCCCACCTAAAGTGCTATATGCCGACTTGGAAGCTATTCGCACGACAATCACTTTCCCGTATAACGATCCGGGGAATCCTGTCACGACAATCACGAATTGTAACCTTAGCGTCACGCTGAACTACTACCAGCGATGGGTGTCGGCGACGCTAATGTGCGGCTACATTGGGTCAGCACCGCTCCCTAGCGGCGGGACATTCATCCTTGAATGGGCATATTCGAGTGCCGAGCTATTTAAGATGACGCGAATAGAGGCGTCGGGTCAAACTTCAGAGGACGTTAGCTTTAGTTTTCTTCCATATAGACAATGCACTCCATTTCTCATGGAGAGCGATTGGAAGGATCAGTCACGAGTTCCTTGGGTTTATTGTGCATGGGGACCATATGACCCATTCAGTGTTGGACCTATCAGATATCGCGTCACGCTAACGGAGTGAGAAATGCAAGAATGCGAAGTGTTCGCTTTTGGTAGTCGCAGACGGGAGATATGCGAGGGCAAGTCAACCCTGCCGATTGAAACAGTCAACAAGTATCGTGAACAGTGGGGTATGTCGCCGCTGACTCTTGATGAGGGCAGTAAAACATATGTGTCATTGGAGTCTAGCGGGATCAGCATAAGGCACCTACCAGCCGAAGCAGGAAGCTCAGGCGGCGGATGCTGTGGCAAAAGACCATCGACAATTCCGCCGGTCACTCCAACGGTCACTCATCTAATGACAGCCGCCAAGGCGTTGGCTCGGTGGACACTCAGCGGATTCGCGGTAGTGCCGGAATCCGTGGCTGAATCGCGGATGTCTGTTTGTCGTGCGTGTCCACTGTTCGCCAACGATAGGTGCAACGAATGTGGATGCTATTTGCCAGCAAAAACGAAGCTCCCTGCCGAATCGTGTCCAACTGGAAAGTGGCTGCAATCACCAGCTACCGCAAGACATCAAGCCGAAGAACCAACACGGAACCTCATCTATCACCTATGGCCGAAGCACGGCAACGGATCATGGCAATGGAATCTCGACGAACTCAAGCGACGCATTGAACTGTTCGACGGAGTTCGCTCAATTGCGATAGTCACGGACGGCGTGACAGACTCGGCTAGCGACGTGCGGGAATACATGTCTGGAGTCCGCGTTGACAATTGGATTGAACTCCCCAACAACTCGGCACTGAGAGAGGGGCAGACGTTCTTCCAGCTTATGGAAACTCTGCCACGCGACGGAAACAACGTCACGTATTACGGACACGGCAAGGGTGTGCGACATCACGTTGGATCGCTCACGAAGCGATGGGCGGCAATGCAGTATGAAATTTGCTTGGATGACTTCGGCAGCGTGCGTCGCGGACTGGAATCGTTCCCGATGGTTGGAGTATTCAAGCGATACGGATCATTTAAGTTCGTCGGCAATCACCAGTGGCACTACAGCGGGACCAACTATTGGTTCCGCAACGCAGACGTGTTTGATCGCGACTGGAGACGATTGCAGCCGGGATTCTTCGCGAGTGTCGAAGCGTGGCCAGCAAATATCTTCGACGCTCACGAAACGGGATGCCTGTTTGGGGATGATGTTCATGACCTATATCAAGAATCGGAGCTAAACAAATGGGAAGCGAAAATCCATCAGTGGCGGGCAGCACGGAACCACTGAGGAGTCCACTCGATGAATGGAAGCTCCGGCTGGCTGTGATGCCTAATCGGCCAAGCATCCTGCTGTGCGGCGCGAAGCCGTGGCCGGGTTCGTTCCAGACCGACCATCGAAAGCATTGCCAGCGGGCTGACTGGACGACAACAGACATCGAATCCGGTGATGGCGTTGACATCGTTGGTGACTTGCAGTCTCTCCACAAAACGACCGATCTACGTTTTGATGGCATCTTCTGCCCGGCGGTTCTCGAACACATCGAACGGCCTTGGGTCGCAATGTACGCGATGGGTCAACTCCTGAAACCGGGTGGCGTGCTGCACATCCAAACACACCAGACGTTCCCGCTTCACGGATACCCTCATGACTACTACAGGTTCAGCGTTCCGGCGCTGAACTCGCTGTGCTTCGACGCTGGCCTACACGTCCTCGCGAGCGGCTACGATGGGCCATGCACGATCACGCCGAACGGTGAGTGTGCCGTCTGGAATCCGCTTGCAACATCATTTTTGAACGTCACTATCTGCGGGATCAAGCCATGTGCGTTGTGAAAGACGACTTTGCCGCTCCGGGACTGATTGAGTCACTGAGATCAAACTGGCCATCACCAGAATCTGGTCACTGGCACTCGTATGGCGAGTGGGGGAAACTCGCAACCAAGAACGCCAACACGTTGCCTCACGCGGCCCGGATGCTGTTGGGGCAGATGGCACTGCTCGACGTTCCCGGTGCGTTCCCCGACTTGGACCACCTGCACGGCAGCGGACTGCACCAGATCGACTTCGGCGGGCAGCTTGGCCTGCACCTCGATTCCGAGCGCCATCCGCTGCTGCCGTGGAAGCGAGAGGCTTCTGTCGTGCTGTATCTCGACGACTGCGACGGTGGAGAGTTTGAGATTTGCAACGAAAAAGGCGAGACATTGCAAGCGATCCAGAGCAAGCGTAACCGCATGGTGATGTTTAGCACTCCGGGAACATGGCATCGAGTCAACCCCGTGAGGTCGATCCGACGGTCGCTCTGCTTGTTCTTTTGGTCTATCGACCAAAACGCATCCGGAGCGTCTCAAGCAACGTTCCGCTGAGTCACTCAGCGGCTGATCGCCCGTGACACCTGCACTCGCCCGCATTCGACGCACGAGTAGACCGGCGTCGAGACCCGCTGCAATGTATGGCAGCGCGCGCACGCGACCACCATATCCATTGATGATGGTGATGAGGCACCTCGAACCGTATGAATCACGACTGCCATCCCCCACGAGAGGCACATGGTCGCGATGATAACGAGGGTTGGCTTGAGCATGGTCGTGTTCTCCTAAGCCACGATACGCTTGCGGCGTCAATTGGATCAACAGGACGATTTGCAGTTGACAATTCAATCGTCTGGGATACGATACTGACTCCAGTAAGGCAAGCAAGCCTCACGGAACGATTATCAAAACGAAAGTCCAAGAACAAGGAGAAGGAACATGACGCGCAGAATTCAATCTAGCCTGCCTAGTAATGCAGAATCCCAACCAATACCGGGGCATCCCGAATACGTCGTCACCCGCGAAGGTCAGGTCTATTCGACCATCGCCGCGAAAGCCGGGAGCGAGCCAACGGCACTGATCGCATCGCCGCGCATGCAGAGGAACAGGCGTGGCGTTGGGCGACTGCGAGTGAAGCTCGGCCCGGCAAAATCGAGGGTGTCAATCGACCTCGCCAGCGTCGTGTGCGAGGTCTATCACGGTGAGCGTCCGGGTGGAGCGATCATCGAGTTCCTTGACGGCAACCAAATGAATTGCCACGCGGACAATCTGGCGTGGCGACTCAGCCGAAGTGGTGTGTCTGATATCGAGTTCGTTCGCGCTTGGCAGGCGTCAGAGACATCTGCGGAATGCGCCGACCGACTCGGGGTTTCGTCGGCAGCGGTATCGTCGAGAGTGGAGCGACTCACGAAAAAAGGCGTGCGACTCCGCCAGCCGAGTACGAGGCTGGATGTCGATGCCCTCAACCTGATGATCGAGAGCGAAAAATGACCACGCAAAAATCACGAGGCGGTCGTCGCCCCGGTGCGGGCCGCCCGCCAATCAACGGAGTTGCGACCGTCTGCGGCTCCGTCTCACTAACGCCGGATGTGCGTGAGTACCTCGCGACTCTTGGGAGCGTGTCCGGGCAGATCGAGCGGCTCGTTCGGCATTCAAGAGGATTCCGAGAATGGGCCAGCAATCGCTCAAGTCGCGTTCCGCAAGCGCCCGATACCACTGGCACCGGCTGACACAATCACAAACGGAAAGGATTCCCGCGATGATGAACTACGTTCTCGGATGCTTGACAGGCTCACTTTTGACTCTTGCGAGCCTAGCGACGTTTTTTCTTTTGTGCGAAACCTTCAATCTCTAGCCTGAAAACTGCGATCCGCAACTATTTTCAGAAAACAGTTGCGAAACCTATTTCACTTTCGCGAGTGTTCGCATACAACATTGCCGTGCGAAACGAAAATCCAACAAGGGGAACCAAAAATGAGCAAATGCGGACTATTAGACCTACCTGAATTCACTTTAGTGAGTGGCATCGGCGATTACGAAAAAAACAAGGCGTGCGTCATGTCTGCGGCAGTAGCGTGCTACCGCATGTCGCGAGGCGAGCCG